TGGCTGGGCTTCAAATGTACCCAGGGCAAGATAATGTATGTCAATCTCGAGCTTGACCGTGCGAGCTGTCTGCACCGTTTTAAAGATGTCTATACAACGCTCGGCTGGGCTGCGGAAAATCTGCACAACATCGATGTGTGGAACCTGCGCGGCAAGTCCGTGCCGATGGACAGGCTCACGCCGAAACTCATTCGCCGAGCGGTCAAGAAGGACTACATCGCGGTCATCATCGACCCTATTTACAAGGTCATCACCGGTGACGAGAACTCCGCCGACCAGATGGCGAACTTCTGCAACCAGTTTGACAAGGTGTGCACCGAACTCGGCTGCGCGACCATCTACTGCCACCACCATTCCAAGGGTGCACAGGGCGGCAAGCGCTCGATGGACCGCGCGAGCGGCTCGGGCGTGTTTGCCCGTGACCCGGATGCGCTGCTCGACCTCATCGAACTGGAGGTGTCGGACGACCTGCGCGTGCAGATGGAGAACAACGCCGTCTGCCGTGTGTGCGGCGCGGCGCTCGAGGCGGCAGACAAGAGCGACGAGGTATCGCAGGACGACCTGTGCAGCCAGCGTGCCGCCATGGACGCCTGCAAGCGGCTGCTCTCCGGCGTGGACTACAATCACCTGCTCGACCGCATCGCGGACACGAGAAAAGAGGTGCAGGCACGGACGGCGTGGCGCATCGAGGGCACGCTGCGCGAGTTCCCGAAGTTCCCGCCGGTCAACCTGTGGTTCGAGTTTCCGGTGCATCGGCCGGACGGCAACGGCGCATTGCAGGACATCAATCCGGATGAGGCTGCTCCGGCATGGCAGCGCGGTGCAAAGGCCCGCAAGGGCAAGGCGAAGCAGGCGAAGCAGAGCAAGAAGGAAGCGTTCGACACGGCGTACAACGCGCTGTGTCTGGGCGGGGATGCACCGACCGTGCAGGACGTTATCGAATACTACACCGAGCAGGATGAGAACGGAGAGGTGCAGAAGCCGACTTCGAGAACCGTCTACCGTTGGATTAAGGATTATGGTTATTCGCTGGATAAGAATAGTGGAAAAATTTTGAATGACACGACCTGCGACATGACCTGAAAGTTAAGGTTATGACGCTTGCGACACAACCTGTGACACGACCTTACGGTTCAGGTCATGTCGTTAGTGACATAACCTGCGACACGACCTGAAATTATGGTCATGTCGAGAGTGACGACACGACCATATATATACTACGTATATATTTTTGACAATGTCACAAGTGACACAACCAGGTGGGTCAGTGTGTGAACGCACTCACCATGTGAGGGGGCTTGGAAGGCGCCCCTCACAAATGGTTGGAGAGCGCACACACGACTGGACCCGTCGCGCGAGAGGAGAGAAGAAGAAAATGGTAACGCAGTTTTTCATGGCGATGCGCCCGCCGACGTGTACGGCACAGGAGAAGCAGGTGCGCGTGGTGCATGGCAAGCCGCAGTTCTACGAGCCGCAGGCGCTCGCCGCCGCCCGCGCAAAGCTGTGCGCGTACCTCGGGCAGCACCGGCCGGAACAGCCGTATACAGGCGGCGTGCGGCTCGTAGTGAAGTGGCTGTTCCCGCGAGGAAAGCACCCGAACGGCAGCTACCGCACGACAAAGCCGGATACGGACAACCTGCAGAAGCTGCTCAAGGACTGCATGACCGCCGAGCACTTCTGGACGGACGATGCGCTGGTGTGCTCGGAGATCACGGAGAAATTCTGGGCGGACATGCCCGGCATCTGGATTCACATCGAGCCGGTGGAGGGCTGATATGGACTTTGAGGAGATGAACCAGCGGGCATACGACCGCAAACCCGAGCCGGACGGTCTGACACCCGCCGAGCGCATGATCTGGCTGGCGCTGCGGCTGCTGTATGAGCTGCACTTTCACGGCGGCCTGACCCGTGACGAGGGCGTGGCGTATAAGCAGGAGCTGAAAAAAGATTACGAGCGTAACCTCGCGCAGGAGGCCGAGTGGCTGCGTGCCGGTACGGCAATGAAGCTGCTGCGGCAGAGCGAGAACCCCGAGGTGAAGAAGATCGTCGGGGAAGTTGAAACGATGTTTTGAGGAGGAGAACCATGGCGAAGTGTAAATTCTGCGGGGAGCCGGTTAAGGCTGCACCGGTGTTCCACCCGTCCTGCTGGGTGCAGGCAGTGAACAAGCTCGCGGGTGAGATCTGCGATGAGTATTGTAAGTTTCCTTTTGAACTGGACTATGAGGCGCTGGTGGACAAGTGCGAGCGGTGTCCGATGACACGGTTAAAAGAATTGGGAGGCAGAAACGTATGAGAACCGACGAACTGATCAAAGCCCTTGGACGGCTGAAAGTGCAGACTGGCTCTCTGGCGTGCCTGGGCTGCGGGCATGAGCACAACTGCGGCGTGCATGGCTGTGCCCTGATCCGAGAGGCAGTGAACCAGCTGATCGAGCAGAACGGTTGGATCAATATCAAGGAGCGCCTGCCGGAGCGTGGTGTGCCGGTGCTGACGTACAACAAATGGGGGCGCGCCCGAGTGGAAACGCTGCGGACTTGGGACGAGCAGCCCTATTTTGTCGGCGGCCTGAAAGCCGGAGCCGATGTGCTGTTCTGGCGGCTGCTACCGCAGTTGCCGGGGGTGCAGGAATGACAATCACTGATTTGTTGGTCAATCTGGACTGTATCCTGTGGCTGGTTCTGTTCTTCATTGTGCTGCATCGGGTCAACTTCTGGGACGGGAAATTCCGTGAGCTGCACGAGGAACTGACGCGAACGATTCGGGAGGAGGACAAGAAATGAACGATTTCAGTGGTCCGGTAGATAAGAAAACGGCGAAAAACCTGCTGAAACTATGTAGGAAGACCATTCCGGTTATAACACTGCTGGACGCATATACCATTCAGGCCATTCTGCATGGAGCGGAACGGCGTGCCAAAGAGAGGGAGGACACCCATGACGATTAACCAGGCAATCCGCATCCTCGACCCGGAAACGACAGCCGAGGAGCTGGCAACGATTGAATACTACGGCGGTCTGCACGGCCGTGAAAAGATGGTAGCCGCCTGTGACGAGGCCTGCCGCATAGCGGTTCAAATTATGAGAAAATACATGGAGGAACAAAAATGAAAAAGAAAATCATGGCGGCACTGCTCTGCGGTGCTATGATGTGTAGTCTGTCGGCCTGCAGAGAGAGCGAGCGCGTTGCGTACAACATCTCGAAGGAGGCGGACAATTTCAACGTCACGCGCCGTCTGGAAGTCATCAACGCGCGTACGGACAAGCCGGTGTTTGAGCTGATCGGCAACTTCGCCATCTCGAACAACAGCGAGAACGAGCTGGAGGTGACTGTCGAGACCGGGCAGGGCGTTTACAAGAAACACCTTGTGTACCTCAACGACTGGACGATCTACGTTGTGGAGGACGTCAGCGGCGCTTACGTGGACAAGTTCCACTACGAGGTGAATTTCCTGCCGGAGATGATCATTCCGGTTACGGTGACGTCGCATGACTAAATACAGCGACAAGGTTCGGCGCTATTTAGCATGGAGGTATGGCGATGAAGAAAAAGCGTGTCAATCCGCACAGGCGTCCGGCGACACTGGCGGACGTACAAAAGGCAAAGAAAGCCGCACAGAACGAGGCGGTAACAACAGCATGGGCAATCTTTTTCTCGGCGCTGCGGGATAAGGAGGGCTTCGGCTACACACGGCTCCGGCGGGTCTGGGACGAGGTAAACTACCTCGCGGACAGCGTTTCCAAGGGCTATGTGTCGATCGCCGATCTCGAAAAGGAACTCGAAGACTACGGAATCACGTTGAGGTAGGATTATGACAACAAAAGATTGGCTGAACCGCGGGTGGGCACTCGACCGCGAGATTACGGCTTTGGAGAGTGCCAAGCGCCGGGCGTATGACCGCTGTGTGTCGGGCGTGGCATCGGTGAGCGGTGCACCGGGCGGCGGCGGTGCCTCAGATGGCGGCCTGAGCCGCTACGCCGACTTTGCCGCGCAGGTGGACGCCCAGATCGACAAGCTGGTGGGCATCAAGCAGGAGATTGCGGCGGTTATCGCGCAGGTGCCGGATTCGTCGCTGCGTGCGCTGCTGGTACGGCGGTACATGAATTTTGAGAAGTGGGAGGTTATCGCCGTCTGTCTGAACTATTCCCGCAGGCAGGTGACACGGCGGCACGGACAGGCGCTCAAAGAGGTCAGCCGAATCCTTGCCGAGCAGGATGTCCTTTAATGTCCCACTAAGTCATGCTATACTGGTATCATGAAGTTCAGCGGGAATGAAACTTAGGTCCCGCATTTCTCCTGCTTCATAGCATTGGAAACACCTCCGGAAAGGCACTCTTGGAAACAAGGGTGCTTTTTCGTGCCCGAAAGGAAGTGAAACCATGACAAGCAAACAGAAACGGTTCGTCGAGGAATACCTCATCGACCTGTGTGCCACGCAGGCGGCCATCCGTGCAGGATACAGCCCGGAAACCGCCGGGTCTATCGGCTCGGAAAACCTGCACAAACCTGAAATCCGCGCGCGCATTGATGCCGCCATGGCGGAGCTGTCCCGCCGAACGGGTGTCAATCAGGAGCGCGTCATTCGTGAGCTGGCAAAGGTGGCGTTCGTCAACGCTGCCGAGGTGGTGGACTTTGAGAGCGCGAAGCTGCTACCAACCGCTGCGCCTGAGGACACGGCAGCCATCGCCTCGGTCAAGGTCAAGCAGATCCCGACCGATGCCGGCATGGGCATCGAGCGCGAGATCCGCATGGCGGACAAGCTCAAAGCACTCGAGCTGCTCGGCAAGCACCTCGGTATGTTCACCGACAACGTGCACCTGACCGGAGATATGGGGGTGCAGATCGTTGACGACATTCCCGACAGCGGAACAGGTTAAGCTGACCGACGTCATCGCGCCGTCGTTCTACGAGGTGCACCGCGACATCGCCGCAGGCGGGCACACCTACTACAAGCTGGACGGTGGACGAGGTTCCGCAAAGTCTTCGTTCGTTGGTACGGAGATTATTCTTGACATGATGAGGGATGCTCAGGCAGGCAAGATCACCAATGCGGTGGCGTTCCGCCGCTACAAGGAGCAGCTGCATGACAGCGTTTTTGAGCAGCTGCTATGGGCGATCAACAAGCTGGGCGTGGCTCACCTGTGGAAGGAAACGGTGAGCCCGCTGCGGCTCACATACATCCCCACCGGGCAGGTCATCCTGTTCCGGGGCGCTGATAAGGTCAAAAAGGCCAAGTCCATCAAGGTCTCCAAAGGCTATATCAAGTACCTGTGGTTTGAGGAGCTGGATGAGTTTGAGAACCCGGAGAAAATCCGCAGTGTGCGGCAGTCCGTTGTGCGTGGCGGCGAACAATTCACCGTGTTCTTTTCCTACAACCCGCCCAAATCTCAGAGGAATTGGGTGAATAACCCGGCAAACTGGAACAGATCCGACCTGGTCAATCACCACAGCACCTATCTGACCGTGCCGCGTGCATGGCTTGGTGAACAGTTCATCATGGATGCCGAGCACCTGCGCGACACAAACCCGGCTGCCTACGAGCATGAGTATCTCGGCAAGGTGACCGGCTCGGGCGCGGAGGTGTTCGACAACCTGCAAAGCCGCCGCATCACCGACGAGGAGATCAGCCGCTTCGACCGCATCTACAACGGCGTGGACTGGGGCTTCTACCCGGACCCGTGGGCATTCAACCGGATGCACTACGATGCCGCACGCCGCACGCTGTACATCTTCGGGGAGCTGACCCGGTATAAGCAGGGCAACCGCGCAACCGCCGATGCGCTGCTCGCGTTCGGCCTGACCGGTGCTGACCGCATCACGGCGGATTCTGCCGAGCCAAAGTCCGTGCAGGACTACAAGAACTACGGCCTGTTCTGCCGCGGCGCCATCAAGGGACCCGGCAGCGTGGACTACTCGCACAAGTGGCTGCAGTCGCTCCGCCGCATCGTCATTGACCCGGTGCGGTGCCCGGATACCTGGAAGGAGTTCAGCGAGTACGAGTACGAGCGGGGCGCGGACGGCGAGATCACGGCAGGCTATCCCGATGCCAACAACCACCACATTGATGCGGTGCGGTACGGACTGGAACCTGTCTGGAAGAAACGAGGTCAGTGATGTTACAAAGATTTTTAACATGGATTCGAGGTGTTTTCACAAAAATGCTGCATATCAACGATGCAAAACGCTCGCTCAAGGTCGATGTGGCCATCAGCACGGAGATGCAGGCCGCCATTGACCAGTGGGCGATGATGTTCATTGACCGTGCGCCGTGGCTGGACGACACGACCCAGAGCCTCGGCCTGCCTGCCGCCATCGCGGGCGAGATTGCCCGCCTGACGACCGTTGAGCTGGAGAGCAGCATCACCGGCAGCGCACGCGCAGACTACCTGCAGGGCGAGTACGAGCGGGTGCTGAACGAACTCCGCAGTCAGGTCGAAACAGCGGCCGCAGGCGGCGGTCTGGTGTTCAAACCCTATGTGGACGGCGAGCGGATTGCTGTGGACTGTGTTCCGGCGTGGCGCTTTCTGCCGACGGCGTTCAACAGCCGCGGTGAGGTGACGGGCGCGGTGTTCGTCGAGCAGGTGACCAAGGGCAAGACCTACTACACACGCATGGAGCACCACCAGCTGACCGACGACGGCTACACCATCCGCAATCTGGCTTACTCGTCGCTGTCGCAGGGCACGCTCGGCAATCCGTGCAGCCTTGCCGCCGTCGATGAATGGGCAGACCTCGAACCCGAGCTGACCATCCGCTACAAGGACGGCACCGCGCCCGAGGGTGTGCTGTTCGCGTACTTCCGGCTGCCGTTCAGCAACACGGTTGACCCGGAAAGCCCGCTCGGTGTGTCGGTGTACAGCCGCGCCGTCGGGCTGATCCGCGAAGCCGACCGGCAGTACAGCCGCATCCTGTGGGAGTACGAGGGCAGTGAGCTTGCCATCGACGCCAGTCAGGGTGCCTTGCAGGTAAGCGGTCCGGACGGCAGACCGGCAACGCTGCCGCCGCGCAGCAAGCGCCTGTTCCGAGAACTCGCGATCGACCAGGGACAGAGCGGCGATCTGTACAAGGTGTTCAATCCGGCCATCCGCGACACCTCGCTGTTCAACGGACTGGACAAGCTGCTCAAGCGCATCGAGTTCAACTGCAACCTCGCTTACGGCACGCTGTCCGACCCACAGGCTGTGGACAAGACCGCCGAGGAGATCAGGAGCAGCAAGCAGCGCTCCTATTCCGCCGTGTGCGACGTGCAGAGAGCCTTGCAGAGCGCGCTCGAG